GTTAATGCCCGCGCCGGTTGCCAACATATCCTCAGTGATCGGCGTCAGCGCGCCCGTGCGCTTGTTCTGAAGAAACTTACCCTTGTCGCCTAGATCGACGACTTCCTGCTGCGCGGGCGCGGTAACTTCCGACCCCGGCACGACTTCAGCGCCACCGGTTGCACCGACACGCACAAACCGCGACGTGTCGCCAAAGTGCTGTTGCAACACCTGCGGCTTAAGATCCGCGCCCTGAAGCGCGATCATCTTGACCGCTTCCGGGTTATACTGCGCGGGCAACGTAGCCGCCGCGAGCGGGAATGTCTCAGTGACTTGCTTATACCAAGCGCCATAGTTCTGCGGCGTGAGACGCGGCGTCATGTTGATAAGCGAATCATACTTCTTAGACGCCAGTTCAAACTCTTTAACCGACTGTTCGGACTGAAGTTTAGCCGCCTCACGAATGTCTTTATTGGCGGCGTATTTGGCTGCTTCAGCCTGGATAGCCATTTGCTGTGCGAGCTTTTCTTGCTGAAGCTCTTGCATACGCGATGCTTCACCCTGCGCTAAAGCGCCAAGAAAATTAAAATTTGGGGCCTGAAACTGAGGCGCGTCGGGGTATTGAATCGGCATTAACGTCTCCCGAGATAATAACCCGCCGCCTGCCCGGCCTGACCTGCAAGCGCCGCCAATAGATTAGTCGGCCCCATTGCGGCATTGGCATACGCCGATCCGGTATTGACTAAGTTCTGGCCGCCGGCTTGCGCCGCATTACCTTGACTAGCCGCCATTTGCTGCGCTGTGTTGCCGAACACATTAGCCAAATTGGTGCCTGTTCCCATGTAAATGTTTCCGACGCCTTGCGCTGCGCCAAAACCCGTATTAGCGCCGCCCTGAAGCAATCCGATCTGATTAGCGCGATTAGCCATAAAGCGATTATACGCGTTGCTATATTCGGTAGACGCCAAATCCTGCGCGTATTTTTGACCTGCTCCAAAGCCCGTTCCGGACCCGCGAAGCCCGCCCGCCGCTAATTGCTGATTAAGAGCCTTCATCCCTTCAGCCTGCCGAAAGGCGTAACTGGGGTCCATTTGAAGCTCGGCCATAGTAGGCTGACGCATAAGAGAGCCGTCGCCTCCGCCAAGGCCCATACCCGCCGCAAGAGCGTTCAGGCTTTGCTGTCCAAACTGAGCATATGGCTGATAGACTGGAACTGCCTGCGCCTGTGCCTCTTTAAGCGCGGCAAGCTGTTGATTTTGACCTTGCTGAATAGACTGTTGCTGCTGCTGCGCCCCAATGGCGTTCAACATCATAGCTGTCTGATTAGCTTGAGCTTGAGCGTTGGCTGCTGAGTTCCACCCCATTGTCAGATTTTCCCTACTGTGCCGTCAGGGCGGCGTTTCATGCCAAGTCGAGTAAGAATACCATACATATAGTCGTGTCCGGCGTCCACCCGCGTATAAAAATTTGGGGCCGCCGTGAGCTGTTTTAAAAGCCCTTTTGTCAGCCATTTACGCCGCCATTCTGGCAATATCGAGCAATGAACTTCGCCATCTTTGGAGAATACCGCACCAATCGGCGTACCATTGCGTTCTATAAGTCTCACGTCCCAATCTTTAGCTATATCAACGTGTTGCTCATAAGTGACGGGTTGCTGCCAACTTGTAGCGGCGTAGCCTATTTTTAAGGCTAATTCGCGGTCGTCGACTATTCGCGTTGTCATTAAGAGATCTCACGGCCGCTCGCACGAATATTAATGGCTGTGCCTGAGCTGGCGATAGTTGAAATAAATCCACCAGGAGCGATTGCCGCCCCAACAATCTCGGGAAATGTATATGTTTCCCCCGCTTGAAGCGTCTTAGTTTTGACAATCAAGTTGTCATTTCCCGTCGAAGTATCAACCGTGACAAGATTAACGCTAATTGTATGCGCTGTCGTGTCATAATTTGTGGCGGTGAATTTATCTATAAGTGCCGTAATGCCAGTTGCCGTATACTGCGTCGTCTGAACGGCTTCGGCAATTTTAGCCGGGATCAAAACCTTGACTGTGACAGCCATTTTTATCTCCTCTATTCTATATTATCCGTAACGGATAAAATTACAGATGGTATTACTGGAATTGGCGCGGCGGCGGCGTCGTGTTTTATAATACAGTCGGTATCATTGGTCGCCCACATTAGCCTAAAATAATCATTAGCGTTCATTTTCAGCACAAAATTCCATGCTGCTACCGCAGCAGCCGAAGATCCTTGCAAAGTAACTTGCGTAGCTGAATTTGCAACTGTGGTCCCGTTATGATCTAACCAAATCCAGACTTGCCCCGCATTGGCGGAACTTTTGTCTAATTGGGCCGAAAATTGAATATTATATAATCCTGGTCTATCAACATATATCCTAGAAGTAGGTGATCCGCGCGTCACGCCCAATGAATAATCTGTATTGCTAAAAGTAATAGCGTAAGCGGTATTTATCGCCGCTGCCGTTTGGTCATTCAAATCATAAAAATATCCGTATCTCCGCGCGTTAAGCTGCGGAGTATTAGCGGGAGCCAAAGATAAACTTTGAATATCCGACGATAAATCAAGCGTATTATTTGATGGAATCGAGCCTAATTCTTGCGCAAAAATAGCGCAACACTCATCATACCGCACCATTAATGACGCAAGTTGGGCTTGCGCGTATAAGTTGCCAAAATCGCCTGACTGATCTTGATATGCCGGCGCTATATTTGGATCTATACTTGCGGCGGTGTCATTTAATGACAAAAAAAACATATACCATGCGCGGTCAACAAATCCTGTTCGAGGGTCAATAATTGGGACGCGCGGCGGCGTTATAGGGGTATTCATGCTTGTGTGCCCGAAATATGTAACTCTGCGCCGACGATGGCTATTTTTACTGGGTCGGTCATCGACACTTCATACACGCGGTCGCGTATTTTCATGGTCATGCCAAGTCGCCGCCAAATAGTGCGATAGCCGAATCGTCCTATTGGCCCCATCGATTTCCAATGCTCATTAGACCATGTGTGGCCGCCGTCATCCGACCAGCGAAGCATGACTTGAGGGTTAGCGCCCTGCACAAAATTTGCGCTGACTTCAATATTAGCCCCGCTTTCAGTCGTCAGAATGTTAAGGCTTTCCGTGGCCAAATAATCCTCAAGCGGCGCGCCTGGATACGACCCACTAAGCCCCATCCCCGTTTCGCAATCTAATTGCAGACTATGCTGCGCCGATCGCGTCAGGTCATTCTGTCCCGTGGGCAACGCGCGCCAGCTACGCAACCAACGCTGTATTTTTCCATTATCATCGTATTTGTCGTGGTCAAAAAAATATACGTTTCCGTTTTGATAATCACCCACCAATACTTTATCGTTGAAAAACATCTGACAATTACTGCGATGGCGGGTAAAAGACCCGTTTTCCCAGCCAGCGCGCTCATGCCACACTTCGGTTGCGTCATCGTATACCCACGTGGTGCGCGCAGACGGGAAAATGAGCACGTAAAAATTATGGCCGTCTTGCTGATATGTATACGCGATGGCGTCAGATAAAATTTGATACTGTTGAATATGCCATTCAACAGCGTGCGTGCTTATGCGACGCCCGGTGTATCCTTCTGTAGCGTAAACGGTCCCTTGTCCCCGCGCATCTTTTCCTAGCCAAATGATTCTGTTATTCATTTTGGCTACACTAAACGCAGCGACACAACCTAACTCGTTATACGCGCCCTGAATGCGTTGAAGCGGAAAATCAGACGCGCCAGCATCATACCATACTTCAACAGAATTAGTGCCAAACACCCATATCTCGCGGAAATTTGACGCAATAGAGACGATATTATCGGGGTTACTTTCAGCGCTGGCAAAATCCAACGGGTCTATGCGCGTGCCGTCTAATAGGGTAGTGACCCATAATTTTTGACTGTTTGGCTCATTAAAAACAAAATACCCGTCTAAATATGCAACCGTAACTGCGCCCGGAAAATTTTCATCGGAGATAGGAGCAAATTGATTTGTAGACGAATCATAAATAAAACTTGGGCCGTTACATGCTATAAATAATTGTGTGCCGTTATCGGCCATGCTTACGGGGCCGTTTGTCCCCGACACATTCCCTAAAAATGTCGCGTCAAAATTGTTATTTATTTGATATAACGCATCGCCACTAACTACATAGCCATAAGCGCCAAACTGCCACATTCCGCGAATTGGACCGTTACCAATCATATTAACAAAATTAAGCCCAGGGCAACGCTGAAGAAAAGCGGCCTCTTTGCCACCGTCAAGAACAATTTCGGGAAATAAATTAACCATGCGACTGTCAGCCGCATTAACGCTTCTAGCTACATACGTTGATCCAAGAATCGGTGTTTTCATCAGTAACTCGGATACCATTTAGCTGTGCCAGAATCATAAGTCATTACTAACGCTTGTTTAACCACTGCCGTTGTGGCGAGTGCAATATTCCCCGCCGTAGTGGTGGTCCACAGATCAAGCGGGATAAATGTTATCTGGCCGCCGCCGGCCGAAATAGGATTTGGCGGTGTAATAGTGTCAATAGCCGTTGTGCCGTCCACAAATACAATACGTGTAATCGGCGCTATTGTGCCCGCGCTAGTAATTGTAGGTGCGGGACCAGAAGTAGCTAAATTATTTGTGAGAATAATAGTATCAAAAGTCTGATTTCCCGTAAAACTCTGCGCCGCATCGGTTCGCGCCAAAATAGCGTCCGTAGACGGAAATGTCATTATTGTATGGTCAGTGCCATTAAAAACGAACGAATTGTTAACCGCAAAAACTTTTGCCGCCGCAAGCGAAAAAGTAGCGTCCGCGCCGGGATCGGTTAAAATTACTCTATTGATCGATGTGGCGGTCGCCGCGCCAAGAATCGGCGCTACTAGCGTGGGGCCCGAAGCAAACACCGCCGCACCAGTCCCGGTTTCGTCTGTCAAAGCCGCGCGGAGGTTTGCTGAGGTTGGCGCACCAAGAAACGTCGCAACATTCGTGCCCAATCCGGTCAGCGACGACGCGGGAAAATTAGTGCAGTTCTCTAACGAACCGGATTGAGGCGTGCCCAAAATGGGCGTGGTCAATGCCGTGCTGGTAAATAAATTAGCGTTTGTTATCTGTTTAGTGACATTGTTTTGAACAATCACTAATAGATCTGCATTATTACTGCTTGTAGCAGCAGGCAGTTGAGAGATAGGAGTAGCCGTCATTAGTAGTTTCCTGCGTAAATATTATACCGTTGACGCGTTCCAACTATGCTGTAAGGCAGCGCCATGATGTCGTCAGGATTATTGATGCGCTTCAGATTGCGCTTGCTATACATCGCGATGCGCTGCACCTGCGCGCTGGGCTCAACACCAAATTCCGGGGCCATTTCACAGGCCAGATTATATCGAAATGCGCGAAGATAGCCGGGCGGGAATGTGAGCGGGGTCGCCAGTTCCGCCGGTTGCGTCAACTCTTCGACAGATATGAAATGCCATTCCAACTCGCGCAGCGGTTTGGGGTAAACATACATATTAATGTCTGGGTAGGTCATATTAACGAATATGACCTGCGGGTATGTCGATG